CACTAACATAAGGACCACCACATGATTATCCAAATAATCGGACTACCAGGCTCAGGCAAAACAACACTAGCAAAAGTACTTGTTGACCGCATTAATGCTGTTCACCTAAATGCTGATTATGTGCGCTCTACTATCAACTCTGATTTAGGCTTTAGCCCAGAAGACCGCGTTGAGCATGCCCGTCGTATGGGTGAGATGGCTCGTATGCTTTCAGGTCAAGGACTTACAGTTGTAGTGGACTTTATCTGCCCAACACAAACTACACGCACCGCATTTGGTAAACCTGATATCTGTATCTGGATGGATACGATTAAAGAGGGGCGTTTTGAGGATACAAATAAGTTGTGGGAGGAGCCCACAAAGTTTGACCATCGCTTTATTACTTACGACAGTGAGGTTCAGGCAAACCTTGTTATTTCTGTAAATGGTTTGCATGATTGGAAAGCGCCCACCACCTTAATGCTAGGACGTTATCAGCCTTGGCATCAGGGGCATCATGCCCTCTATGATGAGGCGCAAAAGCGTACTGGTCAGGTAGTGCTAGGTGTAAGAAACACCCAAGGAACGAGTGAAAAAGACCCTTTATCATTTGATGAGGTAAAGCACTATATTGCTCAGGACCCACACATGGCAAATGCTATGGTAGTTAAGATGCCTAATATTACAAATATCGTTTATGGTAGAGACGTTGGATACAAGATTGAACAGGTGAAATTAAGTGATGAGATTGAAGCCATTAGCGCTACTCAAAAGCGTCGGGAGATGGGTTTATGAAGCAGGAAAAGGTATTGGAGATGCTGAGGAAAGAATGTGGGCAACTCCTGTGAATAGGGCGTCAATTATGTGGGTTTCCCATGGACGGTCGTTTGTTAAAGCGGTAACTTGGCGCTTAACGGGCACCTTTGATACCTTTGTTTTAACCTATATTATTACTAAAAAAATTAAATTTGCCCTTGCTATCTCGGCAACTGAGGTCTTTACTAAAATATTTCTTTACTACGTCCATGAGCGCATTTGGAATAAAGTTAAATGGGGCAGGGAATAGCGCCTAAGTAAATCCTTTATTATCTCTATAGATAGGGGAGAATAGTCTCTATGACTAGAGCTTGTTCGCCAGGGGGTCGGTTCAGTACCGACTTTGAGACTCAGGCTATCTCCAGCGCTATAACTATGGACCTACGTAATCCAGTAGGAACTATTGCCCAGTGGTGGCTATTTAACTCTACCCTCACCTCTGTAGACCCTATCTACGATACTGGTGACTCTCTTCCTACATTTACTGGCGGTAAGATCTGGGATGGTCCATATATGGTCCCAGTTGTCCGCGCCGTTATTACACAAGGACAAGCAAAGACAAGCCAACTTGGTTTCTACAACGCTGACTTCTTGCATTTAACTATGAACGCAGCGGATATGGAGAAGCTAGTTCCTGGAATTATGAATAGCCCAGATGATACTGGCCGCCATAGAATTGTATGGAAGGGTGAAGTTTGGCGCCCTTATCAAGCACAGCAAAAGGGCGTTGTTGCTGAAGGCTTTACCCTTCTTGCGCTAGATTGTATCCAGGTAATGCCTGAAGAACTTGTTAATGATCCACAATTCTCAGGCTATGTAAATGGAGAACCTCCTACATATTATCCACCTGTACCGCCAAGCTATCCTGTTGCGGTACCTGCGCCATTTATATTGAACTCTATTGACGGCGGAAACCCAGGAAGTAATGAATAATGCCGTTTAAATCACAAGCGCAAAAAGGTTGGATGTACGCTACTCACCCAGAGATGGCAAAGCAGTGGCAAGAAGAAACCCCTAAGGGCAAAAAGCTGCCCAAGAAAGTAGGCAAGAAAAATGGCAAAAGCAAAACTAGGTAGCGGAACTCGCTTCAAGAAGATTGAAGAAGAGGCTAAAAAGTCTGGTGCTAAGAACCCAGCCGCTGTAGCTGCTGCTGCAGGGATCAAAAAGTATGGCGTAAAAAAGATGGAAAAGATGGCACAAAAGGGTAAGAAGTAAGATATTCTGTAAGTCCACCTAGGTAAGGAATCAATATGTCAGAAGATACAACAACCCCAGCAGTAGAGTCTGCGGATACTCCAGACAACCCAGTAGCAGAAGAAACAGCAGCACCAGCTGCCGATGAACAAGTATCTGAGGACTCAACTCCAGCTGATGACTCTGCGGATGACTCTGCGGATGATTCAGAAGATGAGTCTGAAGATGAAGATTTTGAAGAAGACGACGAAGATGATGACTCTGAGGAAGATGAGGACGCTGAATAATGTGTGCTACATGTGGATGCGGTAAGAAAACCGCTAAAAAAATGTCACCAAAGCAAGCAAATCTTGCTGCAGCAGCTAACCCTAAGAACAAGATCACTGGCGCTGACTTTAAGGCGTTAAAGAGTGCTAAGGGTAAGAAGACGACCATGAACCGTAAGAAGGGTATGTAATTATGTGTGCAAAGTGTGGATGTGGTTGCAAGCCAGGTAAGCCAGCAAAAGGCTGTAAGTGCACATGTGCTACCTGTGCAGGTGCTCGTGATAAAAAGCAGGATGCTAAGCTAGAAAAAAGCATGACTCCAAAGCAGAAGTCAGCTTTTGAGAAGGCTGATAAAAAGATGGATGCTAAAAAGCCATCCCCTAAGGAAGATGCCAAGATGGACAAGGCATTAGCCAAAAAGGTTAAAAAGAAGTAATCATTAGAGCCCCTAACAGGGGCTCTTTTGCTTTATCCTTATAGTAGTTCCCATGCGGGGAACTAAGCTGTACCTCTGCGATTTACTTTGCCGCTCCCTAGGAGACTATCCATGGATAAAAGAATAGATAAGCCCTCAGATACTGAGTTTGCTGAAGCTATCATTAAGAACATCCCAAGTCTGGATAGAGACTATGTAAAAGTCGCAGGAGCAGCTTATGTATTATCGCGAGTAAACAATGGCATCAAAAAGCGATAATATAGACGCCCTTGTCGCAGATGCGGGAGATGACCTTCTTGTTCTCCTCACAGAGTACATTCGCACTATTGCCTATAAATCAGGCTGGCCTGCTAACTACATCAGTAATATGAAGGTCTCTATGACCGATGACTCTACTATTTACGTTGATCCTAACCCTGATATGCAGGAAGATATTGACGATCTTGAGTACGGCAACCTTAACGCCCTTCCTAATGCGGCAATTAGACCCTTCATTCTCCGCGCCCCTGATGTGATTGAACAATTTATAGAAGAGAAGATTCTTCCTAAATTACTTGTTGAGTTAGGGGTGCTCTAATGGGTAATCCATTTATTATTGCTGAGGACCTGGCTCTTAAGACACTGGTTCAGGGCATGACCGTTAAAGATGATAATAACCAGAACCGCCCAGTCAAGGTATGGTTTGGTTACCCAGATGTAGAAATCCGTACGCAGGACTTTCCATTTGTTACCATTGACCTTATTGATATAGTTCCTGCTAATGATCGTCAGACCTCTGGCATCTTGGTGGATACCGATAACAGGGGCACCCAAGCCCCAGTAGCGGGATACTCATACGAGTACAGAATCCCTGTTGCCTACGACCTTGTATATCAAGTTAGCTCTTACTGCCGTCACCCTCGTCATGACCGCGCAATCATGTTCCAGCTAATGAATAAGTTTCCATCAAAGTTCGGCTACTTAATCGTCCCTAATGAACTGGGTACAGAGAACAGCAGCCGTACTATGTTTCTTGATGGTTTTGTAAAAAGAGATGCGGTTGACGGAGAAACTGGAAACCGCCGCCTTTTGCGTAACGTACTCTCAGTCAGAGTTATTAGCGAAATGACGCCTGCACAGGCTGATAACGCTATTAAGAATGTTGAGTATGTTCATATCAACAACACTACCTCGTCCATCCCGTCTGGCTACCATCCCGTTCACTAACTGAAACCTATGTCAAATAAGGAGACAAATTAATGACAACTTATCTACGCCCTGGGGTGTACGTTCAAGAGACGCTTAACCCTATTCAGCCAGTAGTAGGCCCATCCTCTAACACCGTTGCCGCTTTTCTTGGCGCTAACGATCGTGGCCCAACCACACCAACACTAGTTAGCTCTTGGAGCGATTACACAACTAAGTTTGGTACTTGGAACACCTCTGTTGGAAACGACCTTCCACTTGCTCTCTACACATTCTTTGCTAACAACCAGAGCCCAGTTTATGTAACTCGCGTTGTTGGTTCAGGCGCATCTGCTGCTACTCGTTCTTTAAACGACCGCGCAGGTTCACCACAGCCAACACTTAAAGTGAGTGCTAATAACGTTGGCGCTTGGGGAAATACCCTAAACGTTACTATCAGCGACTCAGCTACAACTGGTTACTTCAACCTTATCGTTTACTTCGGTGGAAGCGCTGCAGCTAACATTGTTGAGCAGTGGACAGATATCACAATGGTATCTTCTGATGCTCGTTATGCTCTAAACGTTGTAAACAGCAACTCACAGTACATCACTTTGGTTGACCTTGGCTCATCTTCTTCAGGTGTTACCAAGAACCCATCAGTTCTTACAAACCAGGCTCTTAGCACAGGTGCTAACGGAGCTAGCGTAACAGGAACTGCTATTGCAGGTGCTTTGCCTCTATACGATGTAATCCCACAGTCACTAGTGCTTAATGCACCAAACTACACAGACGATACAACTGTTAATGCGCTTATTGCATATGCTGAAGGCCGCGGAGATGTGTTTGTAGTTGTAGATGGCGTTGCTGATACAGTTGCTAACCAGCTTACATTGGCTGCTAGCTATACCAACTCTTCACATGCCGCTGTCTACTA